GCGAATTCAGACTCTACCAGTGATGTCTGGGAAGAAGATAGCGAATAGTCGCCAACATCAAATGAAGGTGGTTTCAACTATGATGAAGGAATAACAGATAGAAACTTTGAAGATAACCTTAAGGAAATTGCAGAGCAAGAATCTTACAGGACACCAACATATGCTGATGTGCCCGAAGTAGATCTTTCTCACCTTGTTATCAAACCTGATCACTGGGTAAAAGTCCTAACAGATTTCTGGGGTCAGGATATGTATAGCGATCCTAGCAATGAAAACTATATCGGTATCGACTTCTCTAAAGTTGACTCTGACTATGCATCTTTCAAGAAGAAGTGCAACCAAGAAGTTAACTACATGGTTAAAGAGTTTGAGTGTAGAAAAGCAGCGTCAGCATATGCTAGACAGTCAGTTTCTAAGACTGGTGTCCTAGATACTACCAAACTACACACATACAAATACAACGATGATATCTTCAGAAAGATCATGTCCACACCTGATGGTAAGAATCATGGTCTTGTATTCCTACTTGACTGGTCTGGTAGCATGTATCGAGATCTTCACCAGACTGTAAAGCAACTTCTTTCTCTTGCATACTTCTGTCGTAAGGTAAATATTCCTTTCAGAGTCTATGCATTCAGTGACGCATACTGGGAAGGTGATGATACATACAGAAGGTCATACAGTAATGACGATGACTTCCGTGCATACAAGAATGCTCCTAAAATAGGTGAGTTTGCTATCTACCCACACCTACGTCTTGTTGAATACCTCAGCAATGAGTCAAAGAAAGATACTTTTGATACTCATGCTCAATACTTATTCCGTCTTTCATGTCACTTTCAAAACAGAAACCAATATCTTGGATACAACTTCCCTATCCCACATCAAGTAAACTTAGGTGGCACTCCTCTAAATGATTCATTGCTTGCATTGAAGACTATCATCCCAACATTCAAGAAAAGATATGCAGTTGAGAAACTACACGTTGTTACCTTGACTGACGGTGAGTCAAATACTATCGGTATCCTACAGAAACCAAACATCCACGATGAAAAGGAGAGGTTATACAGAGGTGGACTGCATGGTATGACAGTTGTAAGAGATAGAAAGAGTGGTTTCCACAGCAAACCAAGTAATGACTCCCATGGAGGATTGACTCAACAGATTCTTAAGTATCTTAAGTATACTTTCCCTGAGACAAACTTCATAGGTTTCCGTATCTGTAATGGATCTGATGCTAGTCACTTCATTCGTTACAGTGGACAAGTTGACTTTGGGGCAGAAGGTGCTATCCTTAAGAAGTGGAGAAAAGACAAGTCACTTTGTCTTCCTAACTGCAACGGTTACCAAGAGTTGTATCTCCTTAACTCAACTAGTCTTGAATCAGACACTGACTTTGACGTCAAATCAGATGCCACTAATGCACAAATCAGGACTGCATTCAAAAAGTCTCTAGGTGCCAAGGCAAACAACAAAAAAGTATTATCTAACTTTATTTCACAGATTGCATGAATATCTTCGCAGTTAACAACGATCCTTATCTGTCAGCATACCAGTTGCCAGATAAGCATGTTGTTAAGATGCCCTTAGAAACATGTCAAATGCTCAGCATTGTATACTCTGACTGGTATCACAGTATCGGTCAGGTTTTCAAGTCTGATGGCACACCTTACAAAACAGCGAAGGGTGCCTTCCGCAATCATCCATGCACCAAGTGGGTAGCAGAGTCTAACCATAATATTGCATGGTTAATAGAGCACGGTATTGCACTTTGTGAAGAGTATACTTATAGATATGATAAGAAACATGGTTGCGAAGACTCTATAAGATTCGCAGCACACATTGCACCCGAGGGTTGCAGTGCTAGGCATACACCATTCGCTCGTGCTATGCCTGATAAGTGGAAATATGATTACGATATCCCTACCACACTTGCATATAGACGCTATGTTGCAAGTAAACCATGGGCACCTACAAATTACCTACGCAAACCAGAGCGTATGCCACTTTGGATAGTGTCCACTAACAGTGGCATTGCGGATTTTATTCTTGTATAATAATCATATAGACACAAACAAATACGATTATGCCTTTCGAGCCAGTCCTAGTGACAACAGAAGACTTCAAAAACTACCTATCTGAGAAGCACGGTAACGATGTTACCTTCCAGAATCTTGTCGAAGCAGCAGACCATTTCGATTGCTCTGTAGCAACAGTCAAGAAAAGACTTAAGCAATACAAGCAAGGTATTGGTAAGTGGGATCTATCCATCACTGAGCAGTTAGAGAAAGCATACGAAGCACCTGCAGTAATTGAGAGATTGATTCCATCTAAAGACAAAAACTTTGTGCCTTTCGGTAACTTCTCTGATCTTAAGAAGATCATCAAGTCCAAGGTATTCTATCCTGCATTCATTACAGGTCTATCAGGTAATGGTAAGACCATGAGTGTAGAGCAAGCATGTGCTGTCTTGAATCGTGAAGTGATTCGTGTTAATATTACTATAGAAACTGATGAGGATGATCTCATCGGTGGTTTCAGACTTGTCGATGGCAACACTGTGTGGCATAATGGTCCTGTAGTGGAAGCACTCGAGCGTGGTGCAGTCCTTCTCCTTGATGAGATTGACCTTGCATCTAACAAAATCCTTTGTCTTCAGTCTATACTAGAAGGTAAAGGTGTATTCCTCAAGAAGGTCGGTAAGTATGTAACACCTGCTAAAGGTTTTACAGTTGTTGCTACTGCTAACACAAAAGGTAAAGGATCTGAAGACGGAAGATTCATTGGCACTAACGTGTTGAATGAAGCATTCCTTGAGAGATTCCCCTTGACATTCGAGCAAGATTATCCTACACCTGCTATCGAGACTAAGATGTTAAACAACTACTGTAAAGAGTTGGATGCATGTGATGACAAATACATCGCTAACTTAGTCACATGGGCAGACATGATTCGTAGGACATTCAGAGAAGGTGGTGTTGATGAAGTGATCTCCACTCGTCGTCTTGTGCACATCATCCGTGCATATGCCATCTTCGGTGATCGTGTTAAAGCAATCAAAGCATGTCTTAATCGTTTCGATGATGAAACAAAACAGTCATTCCTTGACTTATATGATAAGATAGATGGTGAGGTTGACATGACCGAAGTAGAAAATCTATTTACTAACGCTTAATGGCATTCAAATATGATGAAGATGTGATCATGAAAGAGGTCACGGAATATATCGGAGGGACGTATACTAAACATTACTCCTCCGACAATGGTGAAGGTGTGCAAACGTTAGACCTGATTGATGCAGTAGGAGATTCCGAAGCATTCTGCAGGTCTAATGCTATTAAGTATTTGTCACGCTATGATAAAAAGGGACAGGCAAGGGTTGACATTATGAAGGCAATGCATTATTGTATACTTCTAATGTGTTTTAACGATCGCAATAGAGTCCGTCACGAAAACAAAATTGAGCAACAACATTATGAATGAAGCAACAGAGATTCGTCTCTCCAAGAAGACTATTAGTTTCCTAAAGAATTTTAGTGAGATTAATAAGTCAGTTGTAATCAAAGCAGCAGAGAAGACTCTTGCTACAATGGCGGTCAACAAGAATATTCTTGCATTCTCTTCATGTGGTGAAGAGTTTCCTGAGGACATTCCTATCTACGATCTCCCATTGTTTGTGAAGACATGCTCTATGTTTGAGCAACCACATCTCATTTTCTTGGGAAAGAATAAAATCTATATTGCAGACAAAGCGACAAAAGGTAAGGCAACTTACATCAAGTCTGACCCTGATATCATTGTCCAACCACCTAAGACTTACGATCCTAATCTTCCTGAGAAGGTTGTAAACTTTGAGTTGACTATGAAGAATCTAAAACTTCTTCGTGAAGCAGCATACAACTTTGGTGTTACTGACTTTTGTGTTAACTCATACGAAGGTAACTTGTCTATCTCAGTTAAGGATAAGAAAACTGACAACAGTCATGTCTTCTCTGTCCCTGTAGACAAAGTTGTTTGGGAAGCAGACTTCTGGGGTGCAAAACCAACTCATGAGCGTAACTTCTGTTACTGTCTAAAGATTGAAAACCTTAAGATTCTTGATGGCACATATCATGTGTGTATTTCAGATAAGAATGTTATCAACTTCAACTCTTTATCTGAATCATCTCTCAATTACTTTATCGCACTGGAGCCTGACCAAGACTAATGAGTAAACTGTTTCTTTGGGTTGAAAAGTATCGTCCAAGGACAGTTTCTGATTGTATCCTAACAGATGTCAACACAGCAGTTTTCTCAGGTTATGTAGAGAAGGGAGAGATTCCTAATCTACTCTTGCCTGGCACTGCAGGTATTGGTAAAACTACCCTTGCCAAGGCACTGTGTGAAGAAATTGGTGCTGACTATTATCTAATCAATGGATCTGATGAAGGTCGTTACTTAGATACTGTCCGCACAAAGTGTAAGTCCTTTGCATCATCTTCTTCTCTTGTGGGAGGTAAACACAAGGTCGTAATTATTGATGAGGCAGACAATTCTACACCCGATGTCCAGTTGCTATTGCGTGCTGTCATCGAGGAGTTTCAGAATAACTGTCGTTTTATTTTCACCTGTAATTATATCAACAAAATCATTGACCCTATCAAGAGTCGATGCTCTGTTGTAGATATGTCTACAAAGGGTAAGAATCGTGCCGTCCTCGCTTCTAATTTTCATAAGCGATGCCTAGACATTCTTACTAAAGAAAGTATTGAATACGATGCAAAAGTAGTAGCAGAGGTAGTTGGTAAGTATTTCCCAGACTTCCGTCGCACTCTTAATGAGTTGCAGGCATACTCTGCTACAGGAAAGATTGATGTTGGTATCTTAGGTAGATCTAACAGTCAAAATATTGATAAGTTAGTTGGATTCCTTAAGCAAAAAGAGTTTACCAACATGCGTAAGTGGGTTGTCACGAATCTAGACAATGATTACAAGGTCTTGTTTCGTGCTATATACGATAAGCTATATGAATATCTTCAACCACAGTCTATACCTGAGGCAGTGCTCATCATAGGTGAGTATCAATACAAGGCAGCATTCGTTGCTGACATGGAGATCAACTCTGTTGCTTTTTTAACTGAAATTATGATGAGGTGTGAATTCAAATGATTAAAACCAAATACATTTACGAACATAAGATTCATAAAAAGACCCATACAGGTAATAAGAAATTTCCATTAGGTCGTGAAGAAATGCCAGAATTTTTTCAAAAAAGTGGTATTAAACTTCATGTAGATATGGAGAATGATTATTTTTATACTTGGGAATATGCGGGTAAAGAATGCTCTTGGTATGAATTCGTACGTAAGGAAGAGGTAGATGTTAAACCAACTGTAACTAAACTTCCAATGGATAACAAATATGAAAATGGTTTTAATTGGAAGAATGCACATCTTAAGAGAGCTAACTCTAGACTTAGGAAAAAGAAATGATTACTCCAAGGACACCTAGAAGATGGAAATCATCTAAAAGAGTTTTAATTTTCCTAGCAGTTACAGGTCTGGCAAGAGTATTGATCTTTGCTGTCCCTGTAGTTGGTATTTGGTTTGGTGTCAATGCTCCTGAGG